AACCTCATGAATCTGATTCCAACTTGGTCTATGCTTTTGTTCTCTGCCTTGGCCTGTGCAATCGTTTGATCTAGTTCTTCTATGATCGCTTCTGGTTGTGCGTGTAGGTCTACTAATGCCCTGTTCCTCTCATAGTCTTCTAGCACTCTGTGTTCGTTACCGTCATGATCAACCCACTTGCTCAACATAAGATTGTTCCAAGTGTAGCCTTTTTCGTTACGATCTGCATATGCTTCCTGCAGGCCTATCTTGTTCTTGGTGCCCTTTGTACGCACACCTGGGTATGCACTAAAGATGTTGTCACTAGGATCCCCTCTCATGGCCTTCTCAAACACGATCCATTCCGTGTCCGGTGCAGGCTTGGGTGCCTTCAGTTTCTTGTCTATCACAGGCTTGCCCGTCTTTGCATCAAACCAGCCTTCGTGTGTGAGTGTGGTCTCGTTGACACCATTGTACTGTTTCACACGTGGTGTAATCAACTGATTCAGATCCTTGTCCGTGCTTATGATCACATGTTCCTGGTCAGGGTGCTTATCTATCCATCTTGCGATAAGATCGTCTGCTTCTGTTCTACCATTCCTTAGAACTGTGGCATTTGTTTTTGTTTTAACAAAATCAACGAAGTCATCATACACTTCCCAAAATACTTCATTCTCTTCTTTTTCTTTCTCGGTCATAGCATCTGCCATCTCTTTACGATTCCTTTTGTATGGTGCATACATGTCTTTCCTGAATGATCTACCCTCAAGACAGAAAACTACGTGTGTGCCTCCAAAGTCCTGCCATGCCTTTTTGATTGAGTTCATCATGATGTGGATTGCCATGCCAACTTTCTCGGAAGTGTCACCTCTGATCACGTGCCTAGCACGGAAAAATGTGTTTGCTGTGTCTACTAGTATGTGTGCCAAATCAACCCCACCAGTTCTGTGTGAACTTGGGAAGTCTTTTTTTGATAGGAGTCCATATGGCCGCTTCGGCCCTGCCTATAAATTTAGGTCTTGGAACCAACCAACCAATTAAAATACCTAGTAAAAAATATCCCATTACGATACCTCAGTCTTGCCGTCGTCTCTTCTGTTGATCTGTACGTATCCAGAACCAGTGACGTCTATGCCCTGCTCGTTTCCTATAGTCTTGCAAAGTGTCTGGAACCATCTGTCAACGATCTCCTCTTCACTAGCACCTTCATAACCAGATTGTTTCAACATGTTCACAAATTCCGGATTCCAGTCTAGCTCAAAGAAACCATTTCGGGGATTCTCAGGATTAACATTTAGATTAAGAACTTTGACAATAGGCTCTTCACTTTTCTTCTTGCCTTTTTTGTCTTTGAGATTCTTTTTCTTGATAGTTGTTTTTGTTGTTTTTTTAACTTTCATATCACTAATTATACACTATTTTTGTAATTTTGCCAACGGCTTTCTTAGGACAAAATACTTACGTTGATTGGTGTCATCTCGTATGTCCAGAACGGCAAGATTGAATATATCTGCTAATTCTATTATAAACGGCACATTCCAAGCAAAGAACTCTATCCAGTCTGCTTCAGGCTTATCGTGTTGCACTCCTGGATTTACCCTAAAGAACATGGTTCCGCCATCCTCTAACAAGGCCACACACCTGCCAACTTCCGCGATTATCTTTTCTCTATTACCAAAGTTTACGGATCCCAGACACATTATCACATCGAACTTCTGATCCGTCTTGTAGTCCAGTGTGCTGACCTGTAGGTCTGCTTGGTCGTTGTAGGGATCTATGCCTACGAGGTTGTTGATCTTGCCCTTGAATTCGTTGTAGCCGCAACCTACGTCCAAGACCGCCCTAGGCTTGAGACTGTTCACCTCATCTATCAAGGCAACACCCGAGTACTTCCATTTCTTCATGTCGTTCTGCCAGTACTTGGAGAAGTACTTGTGCAGACAGGCGTTGTCTATGGCTTGCACGTATTGTTCTATTGTGTTGCAACGTTTCACTTCCACACCAAATGTATCCAAGATGTATGGTTGTGTTATCTTTGTTAGATCGTTTTGACTGTGTGCCAATAATTGGGCAAATATTTTTTTGTTCATACAACTATTTTATATTATTGTAGTGAGGAAGTCTATATTTTTTTCTTGATCGCCTTTGATAATATCTCTCTGGTCTTATCTGTCATTACGCCTGTAATTACCAACATGGGTCTAGGCTTATTGCTGGCGTTGGCTGTCGCATGCGGAATGTTCTGCCAATCAAACTTGTGTATGTCTCCCGCTCTCCATCTGTCGAACTGCTCATTGCCATACATCAGGAACTGTCCAGGTTCCCAATCCTGTAGCATTACCATGATACGGACGACATTGTTTGGATTAGTATCTAAATCATACAGTTTGTCTATGTGCATGTTTAGTACCTCACCTGTGAACTGTATGTGTAGTTTAGATTTAGTGGGCTCCATGGCGAAGTAGTCTGTCATACGTTGTAGAGTTGGACATTTAGTGAAGTCAGCCAGTCCCCTGTATATGGTCATCTTGGGATTGGCACCTGCTGTCCTTAGATCATTTTCCTCTGCTTCCACATTGACATTTACGTTTTCCCTGCCTGTGCCTTCCCTACGGTTGCCCCAGTTCAATGGCTTGGCATCATCAATAACCGTTTGTAGTTCGGTCTGCCACCCACCCGTGAACTTGCCTAGGTGTTGCACACAGTCTGTGTCCTTGTGCCACTTGTTGAAGTGATAGTTACTTCTTGCTCTTGCGTCTTCCCAATTACTTAACGAACTAGATCCCATAGAGTGGTTCAATGTAGACATAAACTTGGATACCTTTCTGTGCGTAATTATGTATCTTTCCCTTGCTGTCAGGAAAACTTATATCTAATAACCTACACAGGTCAACATTGTCTTTGGGTTGATGAATATTATCTTTGTTGTCTTTGATGAACTGCATTGTGTCTCGGTTCTCTGCCTGTATGTGTTCCCACATGAGGTCGAGATTTACAAAGTGTTGATAGTTGGGATATGTGATTGTAAACTCGCCACACAGTTTCCACCATTCCAAGCACTCAAAATCGTTCCTGTACACCATTACGATTGGATGGCCTAGATCCTTGAGATGGTCAAGTTCATGTGCAAATGTGTGTGATTTTATGATTCGCTTGCCTGTGCCCGAGAAAGGAAGATCCCAATTATCCCTTGTTGCCCTGAACTCCATTCCTGGATCAAAGTATGCTCCAATGTGCATGAGATGACTGCGTCCAGGGGTATCGGCATCGTGCCAGTAGGTCCTTGTTTCAGAATAGTCAGTGTGATCTATGTCCTCACTCCAGTAGATATTCTTGACGACACTACTCCACTTTGATCCCGGTGCCCCTGTGAACAGTATGTACATTATTTGGTCAGCTCTTCTTTGTAGATCGCATTGTAACCCAACTGGTTCTTTCCAAAATCAGACAGTGTCTTCAATGCACCCGGTGTGATGAATGACTTCAGTGTCCTCACTGCGGCATCACCCTCTGCACCTGTTCTCCATTCGTACTTGCCAACCTTCTTCTCGATGGCGGCAACTGACGCTGGATCCTTGATCATCTTGTCCAAAGCGGCAACAAGTTTCGCCTTGTTTGGATTGCCCTTGTTGACCCAGAATGCTTTCTGTAGTGCATCTCTCCAACTTTTAACAAGTTTGTATGCATCGTAGAAGTCACCACTTGGTGCAACACCATGCATCTTTTCAAACAATGCTTCAAATGTTGGCTCAGTGAAGTTTGGATCAGTATCATGCCCACCCGTTTTTACATTCAGTAGTCCATGATGGAACCAAGTGTATGCGTCACCTTTGCCTATCACTGGCATCACGTGTTTCTTGTATGCGGCGGGGTTTTCCCTTGTAGCATTCAAGTCACCTCGGATGAATGCAAGTCTCCTCTCTGAACCTTTCATACCTTTTACCCATACTATCTTGTCCTCAAATGTCTTAACTGGATCACCGTTTGGTCCTGTAAGCAACATCACGATTGCCATGATCTCCGGGGTCATTCCAGATCCTGATGGAAACTGTATAGGTCCGTTTTTCGTGTCTGC